TATGCTTATTCTGACCATTATAACCTTAATGACAAGAAAGTACATAGCTGGATCCATAGTTGTTGGACCGCCATACTCGAGATGGAATCCCCATGAGAATGGGTTCAGATTAATAGCTACCTGTATATTACTGAATTTTAAGTAGTTCCACATTACTTGACTTTCTTAAAAGCCTTTTCACGATGAAAGCGGTTTGCACGTGTATAAAATAATACACCGTTTAAATGATCTAATTCATGTTGAAATACACGCGCAGTCATGCCTGTGAATTGCTGTGTTACTGTTTCACCCGTAGGGCTTTGAAATCTAACACGCACGTGTCTTGGTCTCTTTATTTTAACAATTAATCTTGGAAATGACAGGCATGATTCTTCAAGAGTTATAACTTCTTCTGAAGGCATGACTACTCTGGGGTTAAAACACACGAAGTCAGCAGGTTTCCCTCTCATAGCAAAAATCTTATATGATACACCAACTTGATTTGCGGCAAGTCCAATACCGTTGTTATCATACATATTTTGTACTAAGTTTTTAGAAAACTCAATAGGATCGAATGGAGGATTTGCAAAATCAAATTCTTCACATTCTTTTTTCAAGATAGGATCATCACCAATAACTAAATTCATTTTTTATTATCCTATAATTTAACTAAACACACCATACACTTGTCAAAAAAGGAAGAGAAATTATTCAAGTTTGTTTTATTATTCAATATAGACATATTTTCTTCTGTTAAAGTATGGCCAAAATTTTCTTTTATCCAACGAGGACTAAAATATTCCCATCTCTGATCATGCTTTTGTGCAAAACGACTATACTTATCATTTAAGATCATGATTTCGCTCATCATCTTAGCATTACCTTCGTATGTTTCATAGCTAGGATATTTTGTAATAAAACCACCATGATTATTCCACCAAGCAAAACAATCTGTATCAGGTCTCATAACCATTAGCAACCAATTGCCTTTACTTTTTTCTTTAAGCTCATCAAGCATATAAGCCCAATCGTGACCTTTAACAAACTTGCCAGGACTATATTGATCATCAAAAGCTGTATTGATATACGAATCTTGAACACTTATATCAAATTCATATTTTCTAAATGGTAAAGCAAAATAAGAACCATGATGTCCTTGAAAGACATTGTGATCATAATGACGATTTGGATTTCTATCTGTTATATTTGCTAGTGGGTGTGTTTCTAAAAGATGTGTAACACTAGTCCATTTAGATCCGGGTGCACCAGTAATAAAAATTTTGTCTGGTAATTCTATCATGATTTCCTTATAGCATGTTGTCATTTCATTGTCTAAATTTCTAGCATCAAACATCATTACATATTCACCACGATTTATGATTTTTTTTAATATAGATATCTGCTTCTTGATATTTTTTTTCTGATATAAGTTCTTTAAGATTATGTCTTTGAAGATTTATAAAAGAAATAACATTTTTCTTATCTTCTATTCTTAATAGTTCTTTTTCAATAATATCATCGGCAGAATAGTTATTCGAATCCAGTTCGATTAAATTCTTTATAATAGATCCAATAATTTTAGTTTCTTTATAAGTTTTAATTTCATCTATAATATATGTGTCATACATTATATCTATAGGTGATTTAGCATAAAATCTAGTGTATCTCAGAATAAAATTTTCAAATTTTTCCCAAAGATCTAACTCTATAGCTTCTTCTTGACATTTCTGTAGAATATTAGGTGAATATTGTTGTCTAAATACAATCACCTCTTCACCATCTCTAGTATTCCACCCATAGTTATGAATATCATTAAATACTTCTGGCTTTATATGACCATCATAAATGATGTAATCAAATTCTCTAATAGGAATATACCAGTGCTTGTATTCACGTATTCCTATGATTCTTTTATCATTGCCACGATATATGTAATATCTATTAGATTCCATGATTAATACATCCTCTAAGATCATCAAGACCTATTTCATTGAAGTCTGTATCAATAGCAATATTCTTATCAAAATTGCTCCAGATAAATTGCAAACTTCCTACTTTTGGTTTTTTAAGATAATTTGTATGATTTGTATGCTTAACTATAAATTCTTTTGCTGTATATTTATAAGTGTTTAAAGTATTTTGTATTTTTTTATCTTGATTATCTAATGACCATCTTTGAAATTCTGGAGTATCAAAGAAGTGCATTATATGAGAGAACTTATTTTTAGGATCACTAAATCCTTTTTGAGCTAAATGTCTATATTTTACTAATTGCCATTTGTTTGTAAAACTAAACCACCAAACAAAATCAAAACATGTTTTTATCTGAAACGGACAATATTCGAGTGTAGTCGAATACATATCAACAAATAAATCTACATTTGGTCTAAATGTAGATCCAAAAAATCTTTTATAAAAATGATTAATATTATTTTTCCAAGGAAGATTTATAGCCTGTTCACCATACAAGTCGACTAATGGAATAATAACATCGCTGCCGAATACTTGATCACCAAGTTCTCCAGTAATAATATATCCATCATCTAAAAACTTATCAGTATTTGTTAGTGAATTAATAATTCTTCCTTTAAAAATCCTATTAATATCTTTCCACATATCAGGAAATTCTTCGATTGATCTATAAGACATTAAAATATGAAGTCTCTCTAGATCTTCTTTTGGCCATGAATTAATCATAGAAACTAAAGCAGTTGAACTGTCTATTCCACCACTATACATTAGATAAACTTTAGAGTTATTTGTTTTATTTTTTATATCAATAGCTCTGCTAAATGCTAAGTCTTCAAAAGAAGAGTTTACATTTTTGATTTTTAAAATATCTTCAATTGTTTCGCTAGCAACTACAGATTTAAATGGATTAATTTGATCTGCAATTTCTAAGCTTACTCTATTAACTGCTTGTACCCATGGCAATTTAGATGTAGGTATCCACCTTGGTAGACCTAACTCTTTAGGCTTTGGATTATTACCACCAAAGTATAATAAAAGTTTCTTTTCCATTAAGCTGCTACCTTACTAAAGTTCTTGTGTTTTTCAAACTTAATAACAGATGTAAACTTATCGTAGAATTGATCTGTCTTATGACTAATAATAAAAGTATTAGTATCAATAGCAAGTTGTGTTAATACTTTCATGAATTCTTCTGTACCATTAGAGTCAAGAGACGAATCCATTACTTCATCCATAATAAGAATGTTTGTAGAGATAGAGTTACGCAACTTAGCAACAGCACGCCACGTGAAAAGTATAGCAAGATTAATACGCATCTTTTCTCCTTCTGAGAAAGATGCATAGCTAAACTCATCTCTAAATCTAGACTTAATAGTCTCGTTGAATTCTTCATTCAGTTCAAACTGTACAAAGAAGTCCATAGAAGACAAATACTTATTAATGAGTTTATTGATGATTGGTATATACTGTTTAATGATCTTAGCTTTGATGCCACCATCTTTTAACAATACTGAAACTGCTTGATACGTTTGTTTTAAATCATGCAATTCACTCAATACATCTTCTGCTTCTTTAAGTTCATCAACAAGCTTATTTAGTTGATCAGAATTATCTTCTCTTACATTTTTTTGTATAGTATTAATTTCATTCTCTAGTTGTGTCCTATATTCAATTAAAGAAGAAATCTTTGTAGATATTTTATGTATATCCATTTTTGTGTTATTAATTTCAGTCTGGATATTCATCATCTCATTAATTTTATCATTAGTCTCTACATAGTTCTTAGCAACAACTTCTAAGTTATCTTCAAGTTCTTTGACGCGTTCTTGATTGCTCTGAACCATGTCACACTTAAATGTTTCATCAATCTCTTGCTTACATGTAGGACAATTATCATGATCAGTAAAGAACTTTATTTGTTCTTTCTGCGATGATAGATGTGCTTCGAACTTATGTTTAAGAGCTGTAAGTTTTTTCATTGAAGATGCTAGTTCTTTTTCATCAACCATCTTCTCTTCAAGATCTTTTCTTTTATTCTCTAGTTTCCAATATTCATCATCTAATTCATTAATTTGTATATTAGTCTGTTCTTTACGTTCATTCTTCTCACTAATAATTTTTTCATTATTATTTTGTATCTCTATAAGATGCTTCTTAACAAGCTTCATCTTTTCTTCTATAATAGTCTTATTTGCTTCTTGCTTAATAAGATCTTCAGCGTTTGTTACAATCTTTTGCTTAAGGATTGCATTCATACTTGTAAAGATCTGCAGATCTAATAGATCCTCAATAATCTCTCTGCGTTGACCTGCGGGAAGAGACATAAATGGAACGAAAGAAGCTGAACCAAGCACAACTACTTGACAGAAAGACTTGAAGTTAATCTTCAAGATTTGTTTTTCCAAGATATCTTGATAGTCTTTACTGTCGGCAGATTGATTTAATAAAGATCCATTCTGATAAACTTCAAATATATTTGGTTTTATACCCCTAACAATCTTATAGTTGTTAGATCCAATAGAGAATTCAATCTCTACTACAAGATCTTTTTTAGTAATAGAATTAAGAAGTAAAGGTTTATTAATCTTTCTAAAAGGTTTATTAAACAATGCAAATGACAAAGCATCTAGCAAAGTTGATTTGCCAGCGCCATTTTCACCAACGATGAGTGTAGTTGCAGACTTATTAAGTTCTATTTCAGTAAAGATATTACCTGTACTTAAGAAGTTTTTCCATCTAATCTTTTTAAAAACAATCATTCAACAGACAATGCCTCATTGTATAGAGAGTGTACAGTATTTTCTTGAAGTTCAAGAATACCGGACTTCTCTAAGTTATCAACAAACATATCAAACCAGTATGGGTTAGTCTTGTTTTGCACAATTACTTTTATAATTTTGTTTTTATACTTTTCATAATCACGAGAAGCAATATCTTCAATAGTATAATCAGTATCATTATACCATATCTTCTCAAATATAGTATATGGATTTCTAATAAATTTTAGTTCTCTCGTTTCAGTATCAAAGATATGAAATCCTTTAGGGTCATTATAATCGCTCCAAGTAAACTCACCATGATTGCCAAGGTAATGAATATTGCCAGAAGAGGACTTATGATGATAATGACCAGAGCAAACAAGATCAAACTTATTAAAAATGCTAGCATCATCCCCGTGCGACACCATCGACCCCCGGTACATCTCGAATCCAGCAAGTTCCAGATGTCCAAAACAGACTTGCGCGTTTGTTCCACGAATCTTCTCCAGTGTTAGTTTTCTATTCTCATCACATATCCAAGGCATCATCAATATGATGAGACCATCGAAGTCTACTTCTCTTGGAAGCTGATCATAGATATGAAACGGGTATTGGCCCCTAACGAGTTCGTTAAGAGCATTTACAGAATTTGTGTTTTTATAGTATGTATCATGATTACCAGCCACAATATGAACATCGTAATTCTTTCCTGCAATTGGGTCCAGAAAATCTTGTCGAAGACGCCTAGCAGTGTTAATATTAATGTACTTACGACGGTCAACAAGATCACCAAGATGGCAGATCGTTGATACTCCTTCCTGTTCCAGAGTAGGAAGAAAGATGCTGTCAATAAATTGTTTACTATTATCGAGAAAAGCAATCCCGTCATTGCGAACACCCCAATGCGTATCAGTAATTAGAGCAATCTTCAACGCATAGCTCTTGTGTTAGACTTATTAACTGGTCTAGCAGTATTATATTTCGTAACTGCTGCGTTACAATAATCACGAATTGCTTCGATCCTATGAATATAGTTTGTTCTTTCATTTTCATGTTTAGTTTCATTGAATGCACTTTCAACTAGATCCAGTACAACTTGTGGAACTAGATGCATATTATGCTTTAAGTTCATCTTCAATCTCCATAGTATTATCAATTATAAGTTCTTCTAACTTATTCTTTTTCTTCTGTTTTGTCAACAATTCTTTCTCTTCGAAAGAACGAATGATCTCAGAAGAATATTCATTAGTATGACTACCAACTACGGCTTGTCTATCGTGAAATATAGAATCCATTTCTTCGTTAGTAAATTGATTCTCAAAATTTTTGTGTTTAATATATGTTTGTTTTTTCTCTTTTGCTATTCTACGTAAGAAGGCATTCCAAGCAATCTGTGTAAAATATGCAAAAGGATTTGTAGACTTTTCAGGATTAAAGTTATCAACTGAAGCAATACAATTCTCAATGCCATCAGCAATCATATCATCTCTGTATGAATAGTTCATGAAATTTGGTTTGTATGATAGCTTAGTACAAATCAATAGTACACATTCACCGATATAATTTGGAATCGGTGGCTTAGAAGTATTATCTTCTTTAGATAACATGAGTTTCTCATGGTACACTTTCATGTGTTCATAAAGAGTTTTGTTATTAACATAATGTTTTGTTGCCATTAATTTACCGTATTGCTTGCTGCCTGTGACATAAAAAAATTTATTACGTCTTCTTTGATATCTGGTTTTTTCTTTGGTTTTCTTGTACTATTAAGATAGTTTTCGAGATATTCTGTAGATCTTAATAGATTTGCTCTAAAATTTTTATCAAATGTTTTTTGACAATATAACTTAGATAAAAAGTAATATTTAATCATTTCATCATTTAATGGTATAATTGCTATTACATTTTCACTATTAAAAGTGACATAGTCTGTAGATGAAAAAGGATTATAACTAATAAGCAATGCTCCGCTTTCATCTGACTCTTGATCATGTTTTATTACAAGAATCATTGGATCTTTAATTATAATTTTATTATCGTTTTCAGATTCTAAAATGCCAACTATATCATCTCTATTAGATAGCTTTATTAGAACATGACTCATGATTTCAAACCTACCTTATATATCTTATACACAAATTTTTCTTCATTGTAAATGTTTATTCTCTCAACGAAGTGTAGTAGTGTATGATTATTTTTTGATTTCCATGATAAATCATCAGCTATATCATATAGAGTACTAGATGTTTTTGTTTCTGATTTTCTAAGACCACGACCAATTGACTGCAAGTTTCTTATCCGTGACTTCGAAGGAGAAGAAAATATAACGTTATGCAGATTACGAATGTTAACGCCGGTGGAGAAAGTCCCGTAACTAGCGACGATAATTGCATTCTGTTCTGTTTCAACAATCTTACGAATTTGCTCACGTTCTTCTCCATCTACTTCACCGGATACAAAGAATATCTTTCTATCGTCGGCATCATTTTTAATCATGTCATAGAGAATCTTGCCATGTTTCTCTACATATTGAAAAAGTAATAATGTATTTCCATTATCTAATGATAATGCTAAATTTTTAATAAACTTGTTTCTTGCATCGTTGCGAACTATGAAATCAATTTCGTCTTGATATGATGCATCTTTAAGCATCTTTTTTATTTCATCTGGATATTTAAGAACTATTGCTTTGATACTAAAATCAGCAAGATACTTTTGTTCTATTAGTTCAGATGTAGATACAACTTTCTTTACAGCTCCAAATAAACCTTCTAGAACCAACCTATGGGTTTGAGTCCCGTCGAGAGTACCTGTAAAACCAAACTTATAACGGCAGCGATACAACTTGGAAATGATAGAAGTAAGAGAAGATGCTTTAAATAAGTGCGCTTCATCGCCTATGACCACATCAAATTGTTCGAAATATTCTTTAGGAAGTTTGTAAATCGATTGCCACGTTGAGATGACAATAGGTTTATCTGTTTGTTTATCTTGTCCTGAAAATATTCTATGTACGTACCTATCAGATTCAAAGCCATAATCGGCAAAATCAGAAGCAAGTTGACTAACCAAAGAAGTAGTTGGCACAATAATAAGAGTACGGGCATTATAGTATCTCGCTAATAGATAGATAATAAACGATTTACCTGATGCTGTCGGTGATAATAAAAGTGCTCTTCTATTTCTAACAGCATAAACAAAAGCATCTAATTGATAATCTCTTGGTTGCATGGTAGGTTTGATTTTAGTTACAAAATCTTTTGCTTCTTTTAAAGAAAACTCTTCGCAAGAAAAATCATCTATATAGTCAATAAGATAGTTTCTTTCCTTACAAAAATTTTCAATGTATGGTATAAGGCCAGTATATATTAAACACGTTAATGGATTAAATAAACGTATCTTACCATCCCAATACTTATTTTTATAAGCTGGCATAAATTTATAACCGGGCACAAAGAAAGTGAAGTAATCACTTAATTCTTGCGCAACTCCGGGTTCACACTTTACTTTAATGTAAACTTCATCATGACGACTTATTTCTAATGAATCCAATTAACCACCCATAACGAATCGATTCCAATCTATTGCATTTTTAATAATAAAGTTTCTATTACTTATAGACTTAACAATAGTCTCTAATAATTCTACTTTTTCATTTTGGTATGCTATCTTAAGATTCATTTCAATGATATCTTTATCAGCATCCATATACATTGGAATATCTTGTTTTAAAATAATGCCTTTAGCAGGCAGCTGCCAACCTTTTTCTTGTGATTCTTTTGTAGGACCAAGAGTATAAAACTCGTACTTATCGAGCTTTAAAGATTTGGATTCCGACTCCATCTTTTTAAGTCTGAGTCTTTCTTCTAAGAATACACGATAATATTTATTATGCAGTGCAGGTATCTTTAAACTTTCAGAAGCTAGTTCGGTACTATCGATCTTTGTGTCGGTAGCCCACATATCTACAATATCTTCAATTTTCATGATATATCTCTTGTCAGTAATATTTTTATATATTACCACGTAAGTTTATGTTTGTAAACAGTTAAATGTTTATTATTTCGAATAAGAGATACTTGAATGTAGCTGTAGCTTCTATGTATTCTACATCGCTTTTTGTTGTATCAAATACTAATTCGCTCAAATCTGTAGGATATGCTTCAGTGAATGTAAGCTCATAGTTTGGCACTTTTGCACTTGATAATATTAAAAGTGATATGTCAGATCTAATACCATCACCCGTATAAGCTGGATTTTGTGAAAGTGTACGATACTCTTTGAAATCTTTTGGTTTACCTAGTGCACGTAACCAGTTATGAATTTCAAGATAGTTTTGTATATTCTCATCAACCCTAAAAGTTATCTGAAGATCACCATAATCTAAGTGTTCACCGGGTTCAGGTATCTTTACAAAAGGATTAGGTGACTCATATGTCGGCAAACTTAAAGATGGTATTCCTATCTTTTGTATAAAGAAGTTAATATGCGGCGCGCGCTTAATTGAAAATTTAAAATTAAGCGGTGAAAGAAAATTTGGATTAGTCGGTGTATTTTCTAAAGCTGACATATGACTCCTCACTTTTTACTATTTATATAAAAAAAGGGCACCCGAAGGCGCCCTTTGTAGGTGATCGGTTGACCCGATTCTTTATTACATAAGGTTGTTAACAATAACTCTACGATAGTAGACGTTAGAATCCTTAGTAAGAGCACCAGCACCAGCTGTTTCACCCTGCGCGAATGGGTTTGCAACCATTCCGTAACGTGTCTTGAAGCCGATCTTTGGCTGGAAGCTGTTCTGGTCAACTGCACGAACCATCTGAAGAGGAACGTATGGGCAATAGAAGAGACCAGCGTCGAATGCTGAAGCACCCTTATAACCAACGGTGAGATAATTACCACCGATTGCATATGGGTCGATATAAACACGTAGGCGACCGTTAAGAACACCAGCGAATGTGTTACCTGTGTCATCTACCTGAAGGTTGTTGCTGTTAAGAGCTGGTGTATAGTCAAGAACACCGGCCATCTGAAGAGCTGAAGCAACGTCTGAAGAACAGATAACAATGTTACCCTTACCTCTACGTGTCTGCTTAGCAATCTGATTAGCTTCTCTTTCAAGCTGGAACATAAGACCCTTGAACTTTTCAACTGACCAACGGCCGTTTGAGTCTGTATCGAGGTCGAAGATACCTGCAGTTGTTGTGCCTTCCTGTGCACCAGAAACAGCTGTTACGTTGATTGTACGAACAACTTCACGGTTGATTTCAGCCATGATTTCTGCAGAAAGAATGTTTGAAAGCTCTGTTTCAGCATCAAGGCCGTGAATTGCCTTAAGATCCTGAGCGAGTTCCATTGTATATTCTGCCTTGAGAGCACGTGACTTAGCAGTTACAGTCACCTTCTCAATGCTGAATGCCATTTCAGCGAATGCTGAGTTGGAATCAGTACCAAGAGCTTCAGCCTGAGCTGTTGACATGCCTGAACCGAAGTTATAAGCACCGTTAGCAGCGTTGTTAGAAACAGCTGGAAGCTGACCAACATGCTTCTGACCAAGTGTGTTAGCACCTGTTGTAACAGAAGAGAATGCTGTGTTAACTTCGTTATAGAATGTTTCTGTACCAGCGTTATTTGAATAACGTGAACGCATTGCGAAGATAAG